AAAGGAGGTTGCTCGTGGCCTCCCACATCGAGGTGGTGGCCATCATCTGGTGGATGGTGCTGTAGAGGTCTAGCTCGTTGCTGCTGGCGGCGAGGTTGTCGTAGGTGGTCTTCGAAGCGGTGTATTCGGCATCGTAGATGGCGGCGTAATTGGGGCGGACGATGTTGGCGCCGGCTAAATTCTGGAGCTCGAATTCGTTGTGCAGCTCCCACATCTTCGTGACTTGCCAGAGGGCGGCGGCGTAGGCTTTGCGTCCCGGTCCGATAGGGTCCCTGCTGGCCTTGGGAGAAATCGAGAGCTGGTACGGGGACGACTCGGACGTCTGTTCCAGGATCCACGGACCGAGGATATCCTTCGAATTAGCCAAGCTTGCGGCGCTGCCTCGGACCAATGTGTTGCGTAAATATTGCGTTCCGACGGCGGCGCCGTTTGTGCCTCCTCCGTATTGCGTGAGAAGCTTGGATCCCGAATTGATGAAGGCGGCCGGGCCGAAAGCGTCCAGGGGGTGAATGCTGGGGAGCCAGTGGTTCCAGTCGGGGAGCTGCATGGCGATCCGCACTTGGCGTGGGTTCGCGTTGTTGGTTAGGGTGATGACCGTATTCGTCACCACGGTCCCGAAAATGTCCGAGATGGTGAGCTGATCGTTGTCCAGCACTGCACCGATCCCGGCGCCTGCTGCCCATGCGGAGAGGACGTTGGTGTCCAGGCCGGGTCCCGGCTGGTAAGGGGGATTCCAGGGTCGGCCTGGGCTCGGCACGTTCAACGAACGAATGTAGGAGGCGACGTATTCCCCTTGAAGCTGTGTCAGCCCGTGGAATTTGCTGCGTTCGACAATCGATTTGTTGCTGTAGTTGTAATACTTGAGATCCCTCCCGTCCTGAGCGTGACAATCGGTGCATTTCGCGCGGATGGACGCAAAGGTCCCGTCCGATTGAAAGCCGGTCAGGTTGGTTCCATACCAGATCCCGCGGCCTGTCGCGATGAGCGTGGCGTTCGTGTAAATGGGCGCCCAGTTGGCTGGGTCTTCAGTCGAGAATTTCGTGGTCGGAATCAGGTTCGTGCCGGCGTGCTGGAAATTAAACGCGAGCACTCGGATGGCCGCTGGCGAGCTGTTGGTGTCGCTGAAGATGAAGCGAACGGTGTTGAGGGCGTTGTTGAGGAGTATGCTTCCCGATATCCCGGAGTTGGTGCATCTAATCACCGAGCTCCCTCCGAAATGTCCTCCAAACGCGGCCTCGCGTTGGGCTGGGGGAAAGGTGACGTCGTTTACGTTGATCGTCGGGCCGTTGTTGAATTGCACCTTAAACCCGTTTGTGCTGTGCAGGGTGTGGTGGTAGGTCATCGAGAATTTGTAGGAATCTCCCGGCGCGATGTCCGTTAGTCCGACGGTGACAACTTCGGTTATTCCCTGGTGGCCGGCGATCTCGATGGGCAGGCTGTTGGTCGGGAAGGTCGGCTGGCTCGCGGGCAGAACGGTGACGACCACGGTGTCGGTGTTGGTCGCCTGGGCGGTGGTGGCTCGAAGCTGCAAAACATAGGAGCCGGAGACGGAAAATGTTGCGGTCGTGTTCGTGTGGTTGGCGTTGGCAAAGCTGACCGTTCCGGCTCCGGTGACTTTGCTCCAGGTAACTTGCGAGATGGCATTTCCCGTGGCGGTGGCGGTGCTTAGGCTTCCGGTCGCGGGCAAGGTGACGGTGAAGTCGGATCCTGCGTTGACCAAAAGCGGGACGGCCGCGTCGACCACGGAAATTAAAACGGTGGCGGAGGCTCGGGTGGCGCCGGAGTTGTCTGTCGCGACGGCGGTCAGGCTGTAGTTTCCACGTGGAACGTCGAACCAAAGGACGCCAAAAGGGGTTAGTGGGTCGGTGTTGATTAGGTTTCCTCCCTCGAAGAATTCAACCTTGGTGATCGTGCCGTCGCTGTCCGTGGCGGTTGCGGCCAGGACGATGTCCTCGCCTGCGTTAAAACTGGTTCCGGCAGCCGGCGCGGTCAGGGTAACGGCCGGGGCGACGTTGGGAACGGGGAGGACGGTGTAACTGACGCTGGTGGTGGTGTTTGAGCCGAGGTTGTCTGTGGCTTTGGCGGTGGCCAGGTGGGTCCCGACGCTGGGGGTGATGCTGACCGAATAGGGCGAGCTGGTGTCGGTGGAGAGCGTCGAGCCGTTATCGATAAACAAGACGCTGGCGATGGTGCCGTCCGGATCTGTGGCGCTGGCGACCAGGTTAAAGGTGACGGGGGCGGTGAAGGTGGCGCCGTTGGTGGGTGTGGTGAAGGCGACGGCGGGGAATTGGTTGGCCGCGGTGACGATGGCGTTGATCGTGGCGGAAACTCCGACTCCGCCGAGGTTGTCCGTGGCTTCGGCGCGGATGGTGTAGGTCCCGACGGGGACGCTCACGGCAAAGCCGTCATAGGGGGCGCTCAATTCTGTTGCTCCGAGCTGGGTGGCCTCGTGGTAAAAGCGGACGCTGACGATGGTCCCGTCGGCGTCGGTGGCGGTGGCGGCCAGGGCGAAGGTCGCGGGCGCGATGAAGGGCGTGTTGTTCGTGGGCAAGGTCACGGTGACCACGGGGACGGCGTTGTTGTTTACGATGGCGTTGATCGTGGCGCTGCTGACGATGGCTCCGCTGTTGTCCGTGGCCTCGGCTCGGATGGCGTAGGTCCCGGCGGGGACGGCCGCGGCGCTCCCGGTGAAGGGCGAGCTGGTGTCGGTCCCCAGGAGGGTGCTCCCGTTGTAGAATTTGACGTTGGCGATTGTGCCGTCGGCGTCGGTGGCGGTGGCGGTGATGTTGATCGTGGCCGGCGCGATGTAGACGGTGGCGTCGGCTGGGCTCGTGATCGCTACCACGGGGAGAATGTTCACGGCTGGGGCGCTGACGTTGATCGTGACTGCTCCGCTGCTGTTGGTGTCTCCGCGGTCGTCCGTGGCGACGGCGGTGAAGCTGTAGTTGCCGGCGGCCGCTGAGGGGATCGAATGGGTAAAGGGCGAGCTGGTGTCGGTGGCCAGTAAAGTTCCGCCGTTGTAGAATTTGACGCTGACGATGGTTCCGTCGCTGTCGGTGGCGGTGGCGGCGAGCGGGATGGTGACGGGCGTTAGGAAGGAGAGGCCGTTGGTCGGGGCGGTTAGCGTCACGGTGGGGACGCTGTTGGGAACGACCAAGGCGTTGATTGCGATTGAGGTGGAGATTTCGCCTGAATTGTCGAGCGCGACGGCATGAATCGGGTAATTGCCGGCGGCGGCGGAGGCGATCTGTGCGGTGTAGGGCGAGGTGGTGTCGGTGCTGATCAGCGTTTCGGCGTTGTAGAAGCGGACGCTGGCGATTGTGCCGTCCGGATCAAAGGCGCTGGCGGTGATGGCCAGGGTGGCCGGCGCGATGAAGGTCTGCGTGTTGGTCGGGCTCGTGATGGCGACGACGGGCAAGACATTCGGAACGACGGGCAGGGGTAGGACATCGATTGTCACAGCTCCGCTGGCTCCGACCAGTCCCTCGTCGTCCGTGGCCTGGGCGGTGATCTGGTAAAGGCCGGCGGCGCCTGGCGTCCAGGTCAGGGCAAAGGGGGCGTTGGTGTCAGTCCCTATTAAAGTTTCATCGTGGAAGAAACTAACGCTGACGACGGTTCCCTCGGTATCGCTGGCGGTGGCGGCGATGCTCACGCTCTCGGCGGCGGCGAATTGCTGCGTATTGGTCGGGCTGGTGATGACGATTGTGGGCGGGACGTTGGGCAGGCGAAGGACGGAAATGGCGACCGAGACCATGGTCGTGGCGCCGGCGTTGTCGGTTGCGATCGCGTCCAGGACGTGCGATCCAGGTGTCATCAGTGGAAGCTCCGCGGCGTAAGGGGCATTGGATACTGTGAGGACGTCCTGCCCGTTGTCCCGGAAAAGGACCGATGTGACTTGTCCTCCGTTATCGTCTGCGGTGGCTTCCATTGTCAGTGAAATAGGCGCGGTGAAGGTGGCGCCGTTCGTGGGCGCGGTGATCACCACGACGGGGGCGATGTTCATGGGGGGCGGCGGCGGGGGATCAATCGGCGGCGGTTGGATCGCGGGCTCGATCACGAAGACTTTGAAGGTGTTCGTGCTGTAATAGGTTCCTTTCCGGCCGGTGACTTGGATGGTGTAGCTGCCCACGGCGCTGAAGGCGGCGGTGACGTTCGTCCCGGTGCTCGGGGTGAAGGTGACGACGCCTGGCGAGTCGATGTAGCTCCACTCGGTGCTCGTTCCGCTGGTGCTGCCGTCGACCGAGGTGATCGCGGATAAAAGCGCGTTGGTGGGAAAGCCGACGATGTAATTGTCGGTGACGTCGATCTGGACGCTCGATGAAAGGATGTTGCCGAAGCCGGAGGTCGACGGGCGCGGGGTTCGATAGGTCGCGGCCTGGGTGGCGCAAATGAGAAAGGCGGCGAAAAGAAAGGTGAGGGTCTTGGGCATCGGCTACCCAAGGAAAGTCAATGCGCCACAAAAGGTGTTTCCGGCGAGGGCGCCGGAAACTACGCCCGAGGCGGGCGTGCTCCCCCGACAAACCAAAAGCTGAAACGCTGAAAGGCTGAAACGCTGAAATTTACGGAGTTGGCTCGACTAGGAGCCAGTCGAAGGCGGCGGTGTCTCCGGCGTCCGATGATGTGACGGTAAAGCTGGTGCTGTTCACGCGGGAGGCGACTCGGATGCGGCCGTTTAGGGTTCCCGCTGCAGCGGGGAAAACAAAGATGCGCGTGCTCGCGGTGATCGAGGTGTTCGCGATGGTCACTGTGCCTGTAACGAGCGTGCTCTGGCCCATCCTCGCGTTGGATCCTTCCTTGATCCTCACGCCTTGGCCGGCGACTAGCGTTTCGATTGAGCCGTTCACGAGGAATTGCTTCGAGCCGTTCATCCCAAAGCCGTAAGTGAGGGTGTTGGTGGGGTCGCCGGCGGTGTGAACAAAAAAGGCATGGCCGGCGTGGTAGGCGGCTTCCAGGGGCCAGACGTGATATTGGGCATCGCGGTCGCTCGATGCGCCGAAGTAGTTGTCCTGGTGAATGCCGAACCAGCCAGGGCTCCCGTCGCGGTGCAAGGTAAAGGTGTAGCCGGTCTGCGCTCCCATGTCGACGTGCAGGGCGCGGTCGCCGGCGGTGTCGTCCACGGTCCCGGTCAAGTGGGCGGTCGGATAGTTGAATCCGGCGCCGGCGTTGAGGATGACGTTGTTGAAAGTCAGGAGGCGGCCGAGCGTGGATCGGACCATGTCGCTGCTCGAATTCCCCATGACGATGTTATCGCTGAAGGTTCCGTTTGTGACTCCGATATCGGCGCAAATCGTCGCGGTGGTCGAATTGTTCGTGATGTAATTATTCACGATCATGGCGCGGCCGGTGGTCGAAACGACCAGGGGGCTTTGCGAGTCCGGGTAGCTTTCGATTTGGTTGCCACTCATCTGCAGCAGGGTGGTCCCGGTGATCTCGAATCCTCCGACGTTGTTGTCCTCGATGCGGACCTTCCGGCCGGCGAGGGATGCTCCGCGGGGATAAACTCCGTCCGGCGCGATGGTGATGTTCCGGCTGAAGTCCACGGCGGCGGTTCCGCTAATGAAGGCGATGGGGCGCTTGCTCATCGAATTAGTGATGATGAAGGTCGAATCGACCACCTTGATAAAACCTTTGCTCGCGGAAAACTGGAGGACCTTGGGCGGGTCGCCTGATCCGGCGGCTCCGCGGAAATCAAAGGTGACGTTGTCCACGGTCAGATTTTCATAAAAAATGGGTTCGACGTTCCGCATGGCGTATTCGTCTCCGGCGGAGCTGACCAGGGTCAGGTTGCGAAAGATCATATTCTTCATGATCGGCGGGCGCAGATATGTTTCGCTGGCGGGGATGGTGGCTCCGAGGCCGGCGGTGGTGCTCTCGTAATATCCTCCATCGAAGACCAGGCCGGTGCAATTGCCTCCGGGCCAAAGCGGGGAGCCGGTTACTTTGACGTAATTGTTGCGGACGATGGTGCCTGGGGCGCTGTTGATCTCGATGCCGTGTCCGGTCCCGCGGATGTCGTTCTGCTCGATCACGACGGAGCTGGTCATGTTGGTTACGATGAAGCCGGCTTGCACGTAGTCGCTGGTGGGGGTGTTGATCCGCAGGTTGATCGCTCCGTTGTCGCCGAAGGAGCCGGTGATGGTGTTGCCTCGGACCAGGCCGGGCATGTTGTAAATGTTCGTCCCGTTCAAGTCGGTAAAGCCGGCGTCTCCTGAATAGATGACGACGGAGCCGGTCGGGGTGTCCATGTCGATCATGACGTTATCGAGAAATTTGAAGCCGGGCGCGGCGCTAAACAGGACGCAGATTTTGTTCGGGTTGCTCCCGATGAAGGTGTTCCCCTGGACAAGCGGGCTGAGCGGGCTGCGGTAGATCAGCTCCTTGTTGTAGGTGCTGAGATCGCCTGGCGTGATCGAGGCGTCTTCGTAAAATAGCCAGTCCAGCCGTTGGCCGACTCCGAAGGTGATTCCGCTTTTGACGAAGCTGTTGTTGATAAATTGGGGGTAGCTGCCGCTGCAGGAGATTCCCTTGCCGGTCCCGGTGTCGAAGAGGTTGTTGCGGACCACGACGTTGGTGGCCAGGTGGATGTTCACGGGGCTGCAAAAGCCGGTGACGTTGTCTGTCTCGGTCGTGGGGTAGAGGCCGGCCTGGCGGAAGGTGAAACCTTCCACGACGGTGTTGTGGGCGCAGATCGTGAACACGGAAGAAATGCGCGGGACGACGCCTTCCTCGGGGTTGTGGTAGTGCTGCTCCAGGGTGGCGCCGTCGGAAATCAGGGAGACGCTCCCGTTGGTGACCCAGATGCTGCAAACGAAATAAGGGCTGGGGCCGCGGGGGACAAAAACTTTTCCGTTGAATTGCTGTTTGTGGTGGACGGCTTGCTGGAAGGCGACGGTGTCATCGGTGAAGCCGTCGCGGACGGCGCCGTAGCCGAGGACGGTGTCCTGGCCGTTCTCGTCGAAGATTTGCAGGTTGGAAAAGGCTTTGCCGTCCAGGGGCGATAGATAGCCGGTGTACCAGTCGCGGGCTTGAATTCCGCCGATGCTGAAGTTTGTCACGGCGCCCAGGTCGATAAGGTATCCGGTGTTATTCGTGGATCCGGGGGTCTCGAGTCTTCCTCGCAATTTCAAATTCCAGATGGCGCCGTTGGTCGTTCCCTCGGGGACGGTGATCAATGTCCAGCTCGCGGGCTGCAATCCTTCAAAGTGGAGGCCTCCGCCGGGGGCGCCTAAGAGGGCGACGTTGCTCCGCATGGTGATCGGGTCGTTGATCGGGTCGATGGCGGTGTCGGCGGTGATCCAGACGGTTCCATGGCCTCGGGTTGAAACGTAGGAAATCGCGGCGTTGATGGTCGCGTTGTTGATCACTCCGCCAAACCATTGCGGGTAGACGTCGGAGTTGTCCTCCAGGCGGCGGATGCGGCCGACGTTGTTGTTGGGCGTGATGATGGTGCCGGCGTTGTCGTCCTCGATGCCGAGCGGGTCCACGTAAAAGCGGCCTCCGCCTCCGTCGTTGGCGGTCAGGTAGCCGACGAGCTGGTAGCCGGTGGTCGAGTTGGTCGCGGGCATCGCTCGAAGGGCGGCCATTGTGGGGACGGTCAACAAATTGGTGACGGTGCCGAATTGGGCGTCAAGGTTCGAGAAGTTCGTGTTGATGATCTGAAAGGCGCGGCGGATGACGTCGCCGGTCATGTCGTTGGCGCTGGCGCCGACGTTGACGGCGGTAATGGCGGCGTGCGTCGGGGACGAAAGGGCGAGGAGCGTTAAAAGGGGGAGGAGCTTGAGCGTGGGCATCGGCGATGCCCAGGAAGTCAATTCGAGTCAGTTGGGGTTACGAGGTTTCCGGCGAGGCGCCGAAAACTACGCCCGAGGCGGGCGTGCTCCCTACCTCGTATTCGGCGACGGCGGCGGCGTAGGCGGGGCGTTTCAGGTTGGAGGCGTGGGCGATTTCTGCGGCCTCGGCTTGGGCGGGGTCGGCTCGCATAATCTTCACGCGGAGATAGTCGCGTCCCCATTCGCCTTTGTCCCAGATGCGGTCGTGGTTCCAGGGTGGTGGGAATGGCTTGGGCAGGGCGTCCATCATAGTGAACCAGGCGGCGGCGTGGTGGACGGCGTTCTCTCGAAGGGATTTCTGGCTCTTTAATGCCCAGGCTTCGCGGCGCTGCGGGCTGATCTCCGTGGCGTAGTGCAAATGGCGGAGGGCCAGGGCGGGCTGAAGCTCGGCTAACTGCAGGAGGACCTTGTAACGGTCGTCATGCTTGGCGACGGCCAGGTCCATCATGGCCTGATTGCCGGCGGCGACGGCGTCCAGCCGGTTGTTCTCGTTGGTCCGGTCCTGTTCCCAAAGCCAGAAAAGTTCGCTGTGATAGTAGAATTCCAGGCGGGCTTTGTCTTCCTGGGTGAGCGGGGTGTCCTGGAGCGCGAGCTGTAACAGGGTCAGGTTGCGCGCGCGGGCTGCGGGGCGGTCGATCCCGGTCGGGTTGTGCTCGATGACGATGCTGTCATCGCGTCCCAGGTCTCCGCTGGCAATGATGCACGTCTCGTGGATCCGGCTTTTCCAGAGGCCAGCTCCGCGGCGGATCAGTCGCTCGCGTGGGCAGGTGGATCCGTCGGGCTTGGTGTAGCCGAATTGGTAGCAGTCGTGACGGTCGTCTTCGGCGTGGGCGCGGATCCCTTGGCAAGTCTCGGGTGTGAGGACGTCGTCGCAATCCAGCCAGAGCTGCCAGTGTTGGGTGGCCAGGGCAAAGGACATATTGCGGGCGTTGCCGAAATGATCGACGTGGGGCAGGCCGTCAATCTCGTTCTTGTACTCGGCGAATTTGAAAGACTTGGCGTTGATGATCGCCCAGTTTCTGGCTTCGATGAAGGTCCAGTCTTCCTCCGCGGTCCCGATGGCGCGAACCATGCATAGCTCGTCGATCAGGTCCTTCGCGGATTCCAAAAGGCGGAGGATGTGGGCGTCCTCGTTCCCGCAAATCAAACAAAGGGAGATCTTTTTCATGACGCTCCAACAGTAGGGGCAAAAGATGTTTCCGGCGAGGGCGCCGAAAACTACGCCCGAGGCGGGCGTGCTCCCCCCAAAAAGAAAAAGCTGAAAGGCTGAAAGGCTGAAACGCTAAAAGAAAATCCCCACGGGCGCCTGGCGGCGCCTGCGGGGAAGTTATGCGAGTAGGACAGCGGGGAAAAATGAAAAACCGCTGTCTGGTTAGCTCGTTCTAGTCAATTAGTTCTTGCCGAAACGGACGGTGACGGTCGCGGCGAGGGCGGACGCGTCGGCGGTCGTGGTGCCGAGGGTCACTTTGCCGCGGACATAGCGTTCGCAGTTGGACGGAATGGCGGCGCGGATCGTTTTGGCGACCAGGGCGGTCGTGGTGTCTCCGGCGAAATTCTGCGAGCGGATGATGCTGCGGATCGCGGTAAAGACGTCGGTGTCGCTCGTCTCGACGACGTAGGTCACGCCGGCGGTCGATGTTCCGGGGTTGATCGTGGTGGTGAGCGCGGGGACGGCGAGCTCGATTTCAACGTTGGCTAGCTTCGCGGTGTCTGCGCCGAGGTCGATCACGGCGCTGGTCGTGCTGGTGCTCGCGGCGCTGGGCAGGGTGAAGGTCGCGGGGTTGAGGCTCGCGTCCTGGAGATTGGGTGCAAATTCGTTGGCCATAATTTTGTTGGGTGTGGGTGTGGGGGTGGGATCAGAGGGTCAACGATTCGGTGTTGAGCAAGCTGTCGGTGACGACAATCGGGATGCCGGCCATTTCGGTCGGTGTGGGCGGGTATTGGACGGCGCCGGAGTCGTTGTTGGTCGCGGTGGCGCGGGACGCCTGGAGCTGGCGGCGGCTCCGGCGGGTCATAAACCAATAGTCGGGGACGACGTTTGCGGGGAGGAGCGCGATCAGGTCTGCCGCTAGGGCGTCGGTCAATCCTTTGCCGCTGTCGGCTGTAAGTTTCTTAATGCGGCAAACGCTGTTCTTGTTCACCCATTGGCAGCCGACGTAACCCTGAATGCTGTTCTTCCAGGCTTGGAGTTCCTTGGAGGAGCGCGTGATGTATTGCTTGGTCCATTCGCCGACCGAGAAGACGGAATTGTTTCCGCCGACTAAGGTCACTTGGTTGGAGCCGAGTTTGACTCCGTAGACGCTGGATCCGGTTGTGGCGGTCGTGCCTGCGGCGTCGACCACGTAAGCGGAATCAACGACTGAAACTGCGCCAGGAAAACCTTTTGTGTCTCCTCCGCTGCCTGTTCCATACCAAATCTGACTACCAAGCTTGAGCAGGGCTCCCTGCATGATGCCGTCGGCCTCTAGGGCGAGGGCGTGTGCTTCTCCCTGGTCGTCTGCGGCCGCGATGGCGACGTCCATTTCGAGCTGGCCGTCAAAGTAGTAAGTCTGGACGAGTTTGTTCGCGTAGACGCTTTTCTTGGGCTCGGTTCCTTCGTTCGGTAAGCGGAAGGCGGGCGAGGCCAGAGTGACGCGTTGGACGGTGGAGAAGCTTGTCCCGGAGATGGTCCTCATGGGGAACATTTTCACTTCGGGGGCGATGTTGAGGTTCTCCTCGATCAATCCGACCGTGGTGTCCTGGCCGGACACTTTGGCGATGTCTAGGAGGGTAAGGTATGCGTAGGCCATTTGGGGTGGTGGTTAGGGTGTTGGGGCTGGGGCTTAGTTTTTGGTTGCGAGCTGGGCGGCGATGGCGGCTTGCGCTTTTGCAAAGCCGGTGAGTTCCGGTTTGGCCGGCGCGTTGGCTGCCGGGTTGGCGGGCTTCATCTCCAAAGCGGGGGCGCCTTGGCTGGCGACTATCGCGACGGACTTGGCGGCCGCTGCGGTCTCGATCTGTGCGGGGACTAGCGCGAGCGCGGCGTTCAGCTCCGTGATCTGCGTGGTGTATTTGCTGACGGTCGCTTCGTGGACGGCCGCGGCGACCGAGAGGGTGGCGATGCTGGCCTTGGCTGTGGCCAGGTCGGCTTGGGCTTGGGCTAGCTCGGTGCGGTTGGCTTCGGCGCTGGCTTCAAACTGCGCGGGCATTTCCGCGAGTTCGGCGGTGATCGACGCGACTTGTGTTTCGAGGGCGGCGATGTGCGCGTTCGCCTTTACAACGTTGAAAAATGAGGTGGCCATTATGAAGGCGGAAAAGAAGTCAACGGGACTGGGGGAAAACGCTGAAACGCTGAAACGCTAAAAAGCTAAAAGGGGACGGCGTCGCTGGGACAGCTCGCCCTACCTTCAGAGCAGGTCTTCGATGTCGTCGACTAGGCTGTCGACGAAGCCGGCGATGATGGCGTCGGCTCCGGTGAAGACTTGGCCTTCGCAGGATTCGTCGGGGACGTTGCGGTTGGTCCGGACGGCGGTCTTGAATTGTTCGTGGATGGTGTCGACCTGGGCCTGGAACATCTTGCGCTCGTCGGTGGAAAGGGGGCGGAAGCTGGCGCCGGAAAGTTTGTATTTGCCGGCGCTGATCGCGTTGAATTTCACTCCCTCGTTTTCATACATGCGGCTCTTGTCCAAGAGGGCGAGGTAAACTCCGACGGAGCCGACTTCGGCGCTTTCGGTGCAATAGAATTCTGATGCCTGGCTGGCGAGCCATAGGGCTCCGCTGCAGCACTCGCTGTCGGTGAAGCTCACGACGTGTTTGCTCTCGGCAAGGTTGGCGATGCGGCGGGCGGTCTCGGGGACGCCTGTGACGGTGCCTCCGGGGGAGCGGAAATCTAAAATGACTTTCTCGATGTTTGAATCGGCTTCGGCGACGGCCAGGGCGCTGTTGACGCTGTCCAGGTCGCAGCTCCCACTCATCATTTCCATTAGGGAAAGGTGCTTGCCGATGATCCCGTAAATCGGGACGACCAGGGTGTGGGCGATGGTGTGTGGCTCCGCGGTTGGTGAATCGCCATCGATGAGGGCGTCCTGCGCGAATTCTCCGGAGAGCCGGCTGGCTAGGACGGATTCAATGGCCTGGAATTTGGCGTCGGTGATTACCCAGATTCCGCGGAGGACTTTGCTGAGGATGTGAGGGTAGTTGCTGGAGCTGGGCATCGGGGATGCCCGACAAGTCAATCGGATCAGCCCTAGGAATGTTTCCGGCGAGGGCGCCGAAAACTACGCCCGAGGCGGGCGTGCTCCCCTACCTACCGATTTGGAGGCCGTTCAGGCCGGCGTTGTAGGCTTCGGTGACTTCGGCGGTGGTTAGGATGCGGCTGTTCCAGAGGCAGACCTCGTCAATGGCGCCGTCGAAAAAGAACGTGTTGGCGGTCGCGCCGATGGTGAAGGCGCCTGTGCTGTTATGCACTCCGGTCGTGTGGGCGACGGTGTTCACTGTGCCGTCGTTGACCGAGATGCCGATCAGGTTGTTCGCGGCGTCGTGGAACACATAAACGAAATACCAGACGCCGGTGGTGGGCGTTCCGAAGCTGGTGGCCTCCCTGGTGACGCTGGCGAGGCCGTCGTCCGACACAATCCATTGAAGCTTGCCTGTCCCTGAATCGTAATGGACGCGCCAGGAGCGGTTCCCACTCGTGGTGCTCCAATGGGCCAAGGGAGTTTGACTCGATCCAATCGACGCAAATTTGATCCAGAGCGTTCGAGCGAAATCGTTGTTGGCGACCGAAATGTCCACGGAGTCGGTCTCGCTCAAGAATTCGCTGCTGGCGCTGGCAAACAAAGCGGCGTTGCCGACTTTGCCTGCGGCCTGGGAGACCGTCGCGTTGTCCTGCATCGCGTGCGGGGTGCCGGTCGGTTCCGAGTCGATCCGGGTGCCGGAGCCTTCCTCAAGCTGAAAGTAGGCGGTCAGGCCGACGTTGAGGGTCGAGGGGCTGCCGAAGGGGGAGATGATCGTCGCTGCGGCCGAGGCGGCGCTTACAAAAGCTAAAAAGCTAAAAAGCTGAAACGCTAAAAGGGGGATCCTGATCATCGGTAGCCGATCAAATAAACTTTGCCTCCGGCGGCGGTGCCGTCTCCGACTTGGGTGACGCTGAAGGTGATTTCGGCGTCGTCGGCGAGGGCGGTGTCGCTGATCACGGCGGGGGCGGCGGCGGTGGTGCTGGTCTTCTCGGTGTTGTCCAGGG